CAAGTTTACTATGTCTGCCCGAGAAGTTTGGGAGTTTGACGAATGGTATGCTTCAAAAATGACTCTATACTATCGGGAGAATCGCGGAGGATACAAAGGCTTCCACAACGATTTGCGCAATGACCACTGGATAGATGCTTTTCACGAAGAACAAGAGGTGGCATTAAACAACAGAGAGAGGTTCTGGCCTGGTGGCGATCTTCATCACTTTGTGCAACGAAAAACCGCGCATCCGGCACCCTTACCCTAGAAGGGCGGTAAACCGCCCGGAAACCTTCGGTTTCCACCCTTGTTTCTGCAAGGCAGAAACGCTATGATTATTATATGGAAAACAACTCAACCAATCCCTCTGCACCTACCTCTGTTCAAGCTGTAGAAGCTGCAATCCAAGAGGTCTCGTATGACTGGAGCAATATGCAAGAAGCGCACCCCAATGTGATCGCCGCTGCTGCTCTCCGCGCCGTGGCAAATCAGCCCCAGGAAGTTCCTGTTCATATTCAGGGCGAGAGCTATTGGCCGTATGTGAACGGCATTGAGGCCATGCAAGTGTTCCTCGAGCGCATCGCCGACGAACTGGAGGGTCGGTAAACCGACCTATACTTCCTCACAGAAACCCGCTAAAATACTTAGAGTTCAAACAACCTCAGACAACCATGAAAAATTCAGAACAAATCAAGCTTCAAATCACCCAACTTGAGAGGGAACTTCGGGTGGCAAAGGAAGCAGAACGGGCGGAAGAGCTGTCTCACACCCTTCCAAAAGGGTTCGACAGAGAGTCTCTCATGTCAATTTTAGACAATCCCACGGGATTTGACAAAGCCTTATTAAGTGATTTCCACTGGTGGACCACTCCCCAAGGTATTGACTTTTGGCAAAATGAATATCTTGATTATATGATTCATAAAAAGCCCCTGTCAGATAAAGCAATTATTCAAATCCAAAAGTGGGTCATTATGTCTTACCGCATTACCTTTCCTTGAGTTTTGTGGTATGATGCTACGGCAACCATCACCAACCAACCGTCACCAACCAACCCCCCTCCAATGAAAGTAACATTTCGTATTCGGGAAGAAATCACCCGTGAAAACAATCGAAAAATTAGTCGCTTCTATTGTGAAACCAAGTCTTGGTTGTTAGGCTGGCGTGATATATTCTTCCATCACCTCTATGAAGATTTAGACGATGAGTGCTCGCCATTGATTCAGGTTTGTTTTAACACAAAACGAGAAGCTCGCATGGCTATCCTAGAACACTACCGAACCCCCATCACTGAGGTGAGGTACCATTAGCTCCCCCATCTTTTTCCATAGGAAAATCACCCAAACAGTATCATGGATCGTTTGACTGGCAACACTCAAAAAATTCAAGAAACCGAAAGACAACTCGAAACCCTAAGGCAAGACCTACGCAACTACAAAAAGTTTCCGATACCCAGGTAGGGAACGTACTTGAAGATGGAAGCATCGTCTTGGTTAAGGGTGACAATCACGCTATTGTCGTTTGCTCCAAGGAAAAAGAGTTTGAGTCTGATTGGGGTACCATAATGAGTGGGGTCTGGGACGAGAACGAGTGGGGCAGAAAATTCGATCCAGAATGGTTCATTCCGTCAAAAGACCTTCTGCTCCTGGCACACAAACAAATTCCTCAATTCTTCGGCACTTACGCCTATTAGAGTTCATCCGAATTTAATTTCCTAGATGCCTTCGTAGTTAATGTTGACAAAGGGTTTACAAATGTCTTCCCTAAACTTTATCAGTTTTGTGCGCGCCCATTTAGTATATTAACGTTCTAAACTATGAACATTGAAACGTTGCATTTGCTCATATCTCTTACCAAGCACTCTCATTAAAACCACACTTTCTGTAAATACGAAATGACAACCTCTGCCCTCTCCCTAACTGAAACTACGCGCCTGAATCTTCAACTGGATACCTCTCCAGGACTTCCAAAACTGCCTCACATTCCTAGCGAAATTGACGACGATGTTCTAACCGAGGAGCAACAAGAGGCTAACCTATTGCACGTTGCGCTTTGGATTGTGGAGTGGGATTTGGAGAACTTTGATATGGCGCTTTACCATCAGGCATGGGGTTCCTGGCGGGGCCGTATGCTTACTGGCAAACCCATTGAGGGTAAAGAAGCCTTTGGCGATAGCGGTACTATCCATTGTATCGCGGGATTTGCCCAAGTGATGGCGGGGGAAGTAGGATTCTCAGACTGGCCTATTTGTGCTGGCTACTGTTTGCTGGGGGGAGAAGCTGAATCTCATTTCCATGAAAGCAATGAAGAAGGCTTGGGGTTTCTGAAAGAAGTTATTGCCAGGAATTCTTAAATGACTGTAAACCTCCGCCCTCATGCCTTCCTCAAATCTGTCCGATTTATCGAGAGGGGTGGCACCATCTTAATGCCAAAAGACTTAACCCTGACAACAAACGCAAACATTCGTTTCCTACTTAAAGACCGAAAATGCAAATCACATACAAAGCCCCAACTGCCATTGAGCGCACAGTCGAACTTGACGAGTCCGAGTTGCCACCCCTATATGCTGCAATCCGAGACTGCTTCCTACAACGTCTCAGGACGTTTGGATTGGCAGACCCTTACTTACCCTTCGAAGTGGCAGCGATTGAAGTCTGCCGTAAAGTCGGTGTGGACCCGTCTAATCGCTTCGATGTAGTTGCGTTTTTCGATGGTTTGCTTATTGGTAATGGGCTAGAAAATTCGGATCAGGATGGCGATGAGGGTGAATGACACCATGGGCACTCAAATAACTAGCCTAAGGGTAATTGAGAAGGTCACGAAATCTGAAAGCAACTACCCTGATATCCCCTTCCTAATAGTTAATGTAACTTGGAAAATCCCTGGATGTGACTTTTATTTTGACAGGTTCCTAAGGGATTCACACGATATTATTGAAGGGCTGGCAATTGATGACCCCTCATCCTATAGTGATCCTTGGAGGAACCCGCCAAAGTACACAAAAGTTTGGACACCTCACGACCAAAAGTGGGAGTACCTGGAAAAGTTCCAAACTTTTTGGATGAAAGCATGGGTTTCTGATTGCCCCGTAGTTAGGGTGGTGCTAGATGAACTAAGGCATTTTCAGCAAACTGGTGAACTCTCGTCTGTCTATAGGTTCCCCAAAGAATCGACTTTACATACCCATCTAACCACGTTAGACTCTTTTATAGATTGAAGAGGGTAGTATTTATCTGAGGGGCAATCAACAGGTTAAACAATTGGGACAACCCAGGGCAACTATGGAGAACTTAGAAACTTGAAAAACTTAGAAGGCATCAATGAAGATCCCGAGTGTTGCCGCCGTAGCTTCGGTGCATCTATTAAGGATACCGCTGCTCGGCTGATAGCCGACCCTACAATTGCTCCTCGCCAAGTTGCGAAAGATAGGCTGGCTATTTGCGAAAGTAACGTTTGCGGGGCATTTAACGAAAAGAGTTCAACTTGTGAGCAATGTGGGTGCTACATGCCATTAAAAACGACGATGGCGAACATGAGATGCCCACGAGATTATTGGGCCGAATGGAAGAGGGGGAAAGGTGAAGATTGAGCGACTGATTTACAAGGTTTGGCCTCCTGAGTTCGTAAAAGACTTCTTGCAAGCTGACAACGAAGTAAGACTACCCTGGTTGCAAAGACAGCCCGGTTTTATGAATAAAACTTCCGAGTTCAAAGCAAATGGTGAGGTTTCTATCTTAATTTTCTGGAAAAGTGATTCAGACTGGTTCGAAGCTAAGAGCAAAGTTCTCGAGTTAGAAAGCGTAGAGCGTTTACTGAAACAACGCTCTCCGGGCTTCTTTAGACTCATAAGTTCTCTTTCTCTCTGACTTTGAGTTTACTTAGTTTCAACCTACGCTAAGCTAAATGCGAATGCCCTGGTAGCTCAGTGGAAGAGCAGCGACCTTCTAAGTCGTCGGTCGGGGGTTCAAATCCCTCTCAGGGTGTCGGTTACCTTGGTAACCTTATCAAACAACAGCATAAAAAATGGCAAACCTTTCACTGACGGCAAGAGCTGCGAGAATCTCCACCAAGAGTCCTTCCGGCGCTACCCTCCTTTTAAAGCTTAGCGAAGCCAAATCAAACTCCGAGATTCAAAGAGCCTTGGAAGAATACGACCAGGTTTCAGCTTCAACCTGATAAACCCGAGGGTTGCCGATATCAAAGCAACCCTGACATTTAATTTTTGGGCGTGTGGTGTACGGTAGCACAGGGTCCCTTATGAAGACCTCTCCGGCAGATTACCGGCTAGTTAGGGTTCGACTCCCTACACGCCTATTTGACTTTGGATAGTAATGTTAATGCATTGTATGCATTGTATCAATTGCATCCATTGCATTAACAACCTGCGCTAACAACAACAAAAAATGACAAATACCAAGCTAATTAAAGAACTAACTAGAAAGTGGTCTCAGCCTAAGGGTATGCCAGGCAAAGGGTATGAACTGGTAAGAGAAGAAAGAGGTCTCAGTCCTTGCGCCCAGAGTGAAGCAATCATGCTTTCTAAGGGTATGGGGGTAATGGACTTTCAGGCTTTTCTAAATACGGGGGGTTTCTCTATATTTATCTCCAATCTAGATAAAATCACAGCTAAGGTCCTAGGAATTAGTGTTATTCACTCAATTCTTCTACGAAGGTTCAACGACCTTTCAAGCCTAAATCCGGCCATAGTACTCAACGAACCTAAAAGAGTCTTAGGTAAGAACTGGAGGAAAGTCCTAGAATTTTGGCACTTTCTAGATTCCCTTACTCAGGGGCAATGTGAAAAATTGCAGGATGAACTGACAATCAATAATATAACAAAAGAGTACGAATTGAAGAAGAGGGACCTGAAACTCCGGACTGAAACCTTAGATGTTATTATTCCGGACTTGTACTATACAATGGATTCTTCAACACCTTTAGACCCTGCCCTTATAGAAAGACAAACTGAAGAAGAGGTAGCTAAGGTGTTCCCGTCATTTAAGGTTACTTACTCTAACAATCAACATGCACCCAAAGTCCAACCTGGCTATGATCAGTTGACGAAATACCCTAATGACTCGCCGTGTTCAGCCGAAAAAGCAATAGTAGTAGACGACTATTCTCGCGGGTATTTCGGTTGGATTGCCCCTTATGACTACCCTCGTTCTAACCTCCGCAGTCACATGGGCTCACTAGACCTTCAAGTCTTACTCGCTTGTGCAACGAATGAGATTCAAACCCTAGAAAAAGGTCAAAGTTATGAAGATCTTTACTTTTGCAAAATCCTAGGTTACAACCCCACCAGAGGTAATACCATCAGAAAAGTACAACGGAATGTCCGAGAATACAAACAGTCTTTGTTAGATAATCTGAATAGGTTCTACCGCATTACGGACAATCTTATTTTCAGCAATTTGTCCAAAGATACCAATGTTAAGCAAGCTCCAACGAAAGAGATGGTTGATGGTCTTTTAGAGCTGACGGAAGATGACATTGTAAGTGGAAAAGCATACAACAAAATTCAAGAAACTTACGAGGTCGGCAAGGGTAGGTTTTTTGGAACTTTGCGATTTAGAGTACCAAAACTAGGTTCAAATACAGAGGCAGACGCCAAGTTCTATGAGCTTACCCAAAAGTTAAAAGAAACTTTCTACGTGGAGGCAAAGAGATTTTGCGAAATAGATAATTCATCTTCGAAAGAAGGGTCTGAATGGGCTGTTAGCTCCAAGAAAGAGAAGTCCAATCCAAGATTCAACGCACCAACTGGTTACAAATCCTAAGACAATGACACTAATCTCCATACAAGACAAACAACTTGCCATCGAAGCTCTAGAATTTTACGAATCAGAGCTGATCCTGGAAAGAGAATTTCTCACCTCAGGGACAGATTCTAACCATGGGTACGTCTCTGCAGGCTATGATTCTGCTCAAAACAATATCATTCTAAATGAGGTTAACCCCTCAGTCAAGGCTGCCATTCATGGCGAAAGTTCGGATGCTCGTACAGTCTTGTCTAACAAGATTCGAAGCGTTCAAACTTTGAGAAACTGGATTAGGTTAGACCTTGCCAAATCTAATTTGAAAGGTTAGTGCGCCGGGGGAGGGTAAAATTGAGGGTAGGTCTACCCCCCTTCAGCCGTGAAACTCGAAGCCGTTATTGTTTGCGTTAACTACTCTGACTTTTTGGCGCATACCCTACCAAGTACCAGAAATCAATTCGATAAACTTGTAGTTGTTACCGATACTAAGGGTAACGATACTAAGAAGCTATGCGAATACTACAATGTAGAATGTGTTCAAACAGACGTATTCTATGAGGGGGGAGACGCATTTAATAAAGGTAAGGGTATCAATGCCGGTTTAGAGCGATTGGACCTTGATGGCTGGGTTATTCACTTAGATTCAGACATTTACTTGCCACCTCAAACACGGTCGATTCTAGAGAATTTGCCTCTAGATAATGGGAAAATCTACGGGGCTGACCGTCTAATGTGCCCTGGTTACGAAGAGTGGTTGAGATTCTTAGATAAACCCTCCCCTATTCAAGACTCTTGGATTTTCATCCACCCTACAAGATTCCCGGTCGGAGTCCGAATCGCAGAGTATAAAACTTGGCACGGTGGCTATGAACCAATTGGCTACTTCCAGCTATGGAATCCAGAAGGGTCAGGTATTCACCGTTACCCGAATGAACACGGGTTCGCCGACCGTACAGATGTTCTGCATTGCAAAAAATGGCCTAGAGAAAAAAGAGAATTGCTTCCTGAAATTCTCGTTATACACCTAGAAAGCGAAGCAGGAATAGGTCTAAATTGGAAAGGCAGAAAGACTCCAATGTTTGGGCCAAAAGCCACCTTGCCAACCCTATCTTGGCTGGACAAACTTTTTTTATTCCTAAATAAATTAAGCAAGTGCGGTTACAAGGCTAACCTTAAAGCTTCAGGGGAACCAAAGAAAGAGAAGCCAAGTGAGTTAAAACGGGGGGAGACAAAAGTGAAAGTCATAGGTGCTGGGCCAATTGAAGGTCCATTAGATGAATCATTGGAAGAGTGGCTGAGTGGCCGATAGCAGCAGTTTCGAAAACTGCCGAGGGTAAAACCTCCGGGGGTTCGAATCCCCCTTCTTCCTTCACGGTTTCCCCGATGAATAACAGATTCAACGGTGCTGAACGAAACCGTCTTATACAAAATTTAACATGACAATTGAAAACAAAACAGAATTTGTGAACGAAGTAATTTCACGAGTGCTTAGCAATGCCCCTGTGAGCGAAGTTATGAGAGTTTATTCTCTATCAGTACAGGCAGCAATCGAAGAACTAGACGACGAAGGGTTCCTTCAAGCAGTTCTTAACGCTGGGTTTACAGACCTGATTGAAAAGTATGTCGAACCCGAAGACTTCTTTGAAGAAGAAGATCTTGAGCTTGCAGAGATAGTCTAAAGAGACGGTTAACCGAACGGAAGCCGACGGCTTCCACCCTTGTTTTCGCTGAGCGAAACCGCTATAGTAGGCTCATAAACGAGCCTACTTTTTTCGTATGAAGAGAGCCATACAAGTACAGGGAAGGGTCACTCTGCCAGAGGACACTCTTGACAAACTATTTCAGATTGCGAACAAAATAGTTGTTCCCAAGTGGACCCTCGGTGAAGTAGAGTCTAGGGCCCAACCCTCTTGGCTTCTACCTCAAGCGGAAGAAGCTTTATCAAGGTTAAACTCACAAGGATCTCGTAAGTTTAGATTCCTTGATAAGGACTCCCCTGTCATGAGAGAAATCTCAGCAATTGCTTATGGGAAAGGTTCCGTACCTACACACACTGACCACATCTCTGGGTTGTCCCTACTGACTTTCCTCGGTGGATCCCTTGAAGACAGCGACGGAGCCCACCTTGTGACAGAAGGAGAGTTTTATGCTGGAGGGCAAATGGTAACACTCAAGGCCGGGGAGTCGATTGTTTTCGACGACAGTGAACCTCACTCTTGGATGCACAACGGTTACTGGTTTTTCGCTGTTAATGCCCTTGAGAAACTTTAGCATGGCAAAGCACTACGGAAATTTTAACCAACGTCTAGAAACTAACGAATGAAAACGAACAGCGTTCTCTGCCAAATTGACCATCGCGGTCGCTTGGCCAAGCCCGAAACTCTGAAAGAGTACGGTAAACTCAGAGACCACATGATTCAGCGACCTTGGGAGGTGCTCTGCGACGAGACTTTTATAGATTTAATCACCGAAAAGGGTTGTACCTTCTACGGGTGCTTGTTCAAGGGTCTTGACCTCATGGAGCTACAGTACCAGCGTCTTTGCTGGCACACTCAAACCCTCATCGGCGCAGATTTCGACAAATGCGAAGTTGATCCGGAGGAAATGGTAGACTTTTACTCTCACTTGGGCTACCAACCTTGGCTCGCCTATCGGACGTTTTCTGATGGGGAAGTTAAGGGGAGAAATTCTTACCGTCTGCTGTGGAAAGTTCGCGTTAACTTGAATGTTTCCTACGAACGGACTCACGCTTTCATTAAAGCTTTTGCAGCTCTTGCCGGAGAAGGATTGGCCGACAAGCACAGTATGGACCCCAGTCGAATGTGGCAGGGTAGCCGAAAAGGCTTCACCCACTACGACCCGGAAGCCCCTTCACTAGATCTTCAATACTCAGTACTTTGACCGAAATTACTCTAGTTCCCCCTAGGCCTGGGCCTTCGCGACGTTCCCAGTCGTAAAGGAGCGCAGGTACGCTCCCTGAGGCTCTGTAAGAGCCTTCGCTCCGCTCCGGGCCCAACCCCTTGACCCAGACCCGAAGCCCCCCTCGGCCTCCTAGGCCCCTCCTACAAAGTTTACCTTATTTCCTTAAAAGTGAGAAGCAAAGTTGCTTTAACCTTCGGTCGATTTAACATAGGCCACTCCGGCCATACTGAGCTGATTAAAAAGTTGCTTACCCACGGCGACATTGCCAAAGTATACGTATCGTCAGGCGGGAAGAACAACGACTGGAACCTTCGCGTTCTCCTACTCCGTACGTTGTGTCGCCAAGCTAAAGTCGACCTAAACAGGGTATCATTTCTCAAGGCTATCAATCCCTTTAGAGCTCTTTCTGAGACCTTGGGGGAGGAACACCCAGAGGACATTTCTCTGGTCTTAGGTTCGGATCAAACTCACATGGGCAGAGAACTTTCTCAAAAGTTCGACGTTTTCTTCTTTGAGAATAGAAGGAGTAATTCAAGTAGCGAAGTTAGAAAAATCTTGGACAAAGGTGAGACTCCGGACCCCTACAAAGAAAACAGGTATGCCTTCAAACTTTCAAAACTATTGAGACACGAGGAAGCTTCAAATGAAAAGTTCAGACAAGCTCAAAGAAAAACTAAGACTGCTGCTTAAGGGCTATCCTGGACTTAAAGTCAGTTCCCACTGGCCTTGGGGGGAGCAAACCTTTCAGGAAATTGCCTGGGTAGTTCAAGACTATGTAAATAACAGTGGGGACGTGATAAACGAAGACCCTCTTCAGGAATGGGTAGAGGAGTATAACTTTTTCCAATTCGAGGTTAAAAAGTAAGCTCGGGCGGTAAACCGAACCAAGACCGACGGTTGCCACCCTTGGCTTAGCCGAGCGAAACAGGTATAGTTGTTCTATGAACGAACTCGAAGCATACGTGATGGTCGGTGCCCCTGGCTCCGGTAAGTCTACCCAAGTGTCCAAACTGATTGCATATCACCCGGATGCCGTTGTGATTTCCGGTGATGACATCCGCGCTGAACTCTACGGTGACGCAGACACTCAAGGCAATTACGTAGAAATTCACGACCGGATGCTGGAAATTCTCGAAGAGAATGTCGGCCGCACCGTGATCATGGATGGAACCCATTACAGGGCCGCTTACCGCAGGGAAGCTATCGCTATGCTGAACTCATACGGGTACAACAAAGTTGTTGCTGTAGTAGTTGACAAACCTCTTGCTGTTTGTTTGCGGCAGAACGCTTCGCGGGATCGTAAAGTTCCCGAGCATGTAATTGAACGTATGCACAACTCCCTACAAGCATCTCTGAAAAACATCACCAACGAACCCTTTCACCGCATCGACTTTGTCTACTGAATCGTTATGAAAATCTACGACCCCCAAATTAACCCTGGCGATGTCATCGCTGTCGGAGACATCCACGGGACCTGGAATCTTTTCGAGCAGTTCTTGAAGTGGGTCGAAGGTACTCAAGCGACTGTTGTCTTACTGGGTGACATGATTGACCGTGGAGGCCAAGACTTGAAGGTCTTGAGAGCAACCAAGCAATTGTTGGACGAACCCGAGCATCGGGGGCTTCAAGCTTTTTATGCTCTGATGGGTAACCATGAGAGGATGTTTCTTGACGCAATGATTGTTGATCCGCATGGCCAAGGTTGCTACATTTGGATTCAAAACGGGGGTAATTTCGACCAGGCACCTGAGATGGCAAAAGAGCACGCAGTCTGGGTAAAAGAGTTGCCAATCTATATGGTGATCGGAGACACGATGTTTGTCCATGGGGGTATTTACCCTGGCCACGACCCAGCTGAAACTGTTGCGGAAAAGCGAGGAGATGCCCTCCTGTGGATGCGTGATCCTTTCCTCAAGTATGGACCTGAGTTTGAGCGTTGGAACCCTAATTTGAAGAGGATTGTTCACGGGCATACCCCTACTGGTTTTGAAAAAGGTGGTCTAAACCGAGTGCCAATTCACAAAGGCGACAGGGTGAATATTGACACCGGTGCTTACGCTCGTAAAGGGTGCCTCACTGCCTACAACGTAACTCGAAACACTTTTAACCAGTTCTTCCGTTAGGATTTAACCCTCAATCTAGACTACAATTTCTAAACTATGAAACTCCTACTCATTGATACCTCCGCTCTTTTTTACCGGTCTCGCTCAGCACTTTGCCGGGCTATGGGAGAAATGGTTACGAGTTTCGGAGTGCCTGTTACCGGCACCTACGGTTTTTGTAACGCCTTGTTCGCTGTTATGGCAGAACATAACTACGACTGTGTAGTCCCTTGTTTTGATAAAGGGGGAAACTTTCGTAAGAAAGAAGAAGGAACTTACAAAGCGAATCGAGAAAGGGCTAGCGTTGAACATTACTCCGACCTCAGCCTTCTACTAGAAGATGTTCTCCCCACCTTGGGTTTTTCACCGGTCGGTGCCCAGGCCTTTGAGGCTGACGACGTTATTGCTCACATTTCACGTAATTCTCCTGCTCACTCTGAGATTCATATCTTCACTTGTGACAAAGATCTTTTGCAACTTGTTTCCGAACGAGTGAAGGTGCTGCTTTTCAGCTCTACGAAGAAAATGGAACTTGTTGATATCGAGGGAGTAAAAAGGCACTTCGGTGTGATGCCTTCAGAGGTTAAGTTTTTCAAAGCACTAGCCGGAGACTCTTCGGACAACATTGCAGGTATTTCCGGGATTGGGCCGAAAACTGCCGTGAAAATTATCGAAGAGTGTCGTTCTGAGGAGTCAAGCGAAGGGTTCTCGATTGCAGACCGGATCACTTTCCACCCTAAAGTTGTGTCTAAAGCGTCGACTTTTCTGGGGAATTTACGCCTCGTCACCCTCGAAAACGACATTCCAGATTTATCCTGGTACGCTTCTTCACCACCTATAGAATCACACGTCAAAGCCCTGTTTGAAGGTCTTGAGTTCAAGTCATATTTGAAACCTACTCGGTTGAGTAAAATTTTGAAAACTCTAAAAGTTTTACAAGTGAATCAGACTTGAAATGACTTTTATTAAGCGCAGATTTACGACGAGCCAGTTCCGAATCTTAGGTAATTTTGCTTTAATTATTGGACAGTTCATCCTTCTTTTCAAAAGTAGGCAGATCGGACTCCTGACACTTCTCCTTGGTAGTAGCCTCAGCCTCCCTTACTTTCTGAAGCAGAAGCAATGGGACGTTGTAGCTGTTATCGTGATGGGAATCACCCTTAACCTTACCGGTCTTTTCATAGATCCTTTTCACACTTGATGTTAGAGTCGGACAACCGAACCACTGAAGCCGGTTTTCACTCTTGTTCCTGCAGAGAAAACACGCTATGATTATAGTATGGAAAACGACTCGATTCGCTGCAAACTCGGACCTCGTGAGAAGGGCCGGAAACACAAGGGTAAGGTGAAGCCCCAAGCTCTACGGCAAGCCAAGTCTCGCCGGACTGCTCTCGTTCAAAAGCTCGCTGCAAAATGACCTCCCCCCTCTCATCCATCTAAACGGCACCGGTGCCGCTTCCATTGCAGCTGAGTACGAGGAGGCTTACAGAGCCGTCCAGACCGCCCAGAGCAAGCTGGCTGAAGCCACCTGCCACCCCCGCGACTTCTACCCTCTTGTAGACCAGGCTTGGTCCCAAGCCCGTGAAGAACGCGAGAGTGCCCAGAAAAAAAAAAAACTTCGCGAAGTGAAAAGTACTTAGCAGGTTGGGTGAATCACTGCTCTGATTACTCCCGAATGTGACCCACGAACCTATGGAAAGCAACCTAAGTAAGATCAAACCGAAGCTGAGGACAGAGGGTCGAGTATCTGGTAACTTCGGCAGAAATAAAGTTGAAGGGAAAAGGCAAACTCTGGACCCGAGCACCAACACCCTGAACAAAGACAGTCTAAGAATTCCTGATCCCCGGAAAGTTTACGAAAGGCTAGAACAAGCCTATACTATTACAACAGACCCCGAGCTGAAGGCTTATTTGGCTGAAATGCTGAAAAAGCGTAAAGCAACAACCCGGACGAGAGCAGTAGAAAAAACTACTCGCCCACGATCCGAATACTGGGAGGAAGTTAACCGTGTACGGTGATCCAGTGACTTACAAATCGCCCCTTAGAATATACGAAAACTCCCCCAGCCTTGTAGTTTACAAGTGCTCTAAAACAGAGGCTGTAGTTGGTAAAGTTTATAAGACGTCTGAAGGGAAGTGGTTTTTGGCGACACGCTACATCGGTCACTGGCAACCCATTGAAGTCTTCACCAAGTACCAAGGTTTCCTTTTTCTAAACAGACTTCACAAACAACGCACTCAAATCTGAGTCAAACGTTCAGGCTGCTTCGGCAGCCCGGAAGTAGGTGACAAAGGAACGCGCAAAGCAACCCCAGGAGAACACAATGATTAACGCTACAAACAATTCAACCAGAAGTCTCAACCCTTTGTATCTTATCAAGAAAAGCCTCATCAAAAAAAGGCAAACTCGAAGAAGCACAGATTGAGATGGCAAAGAAACCCCAAATTTTATAAAAATGAGTTATATCCCTGTTCTAGTATTGCTTCCAGAGCCAGAAGCCGAAGAAATTTGTCGATCAGTAACCCTTTCTAACCAGGAATGGCTTGTTCTTTCTCAATGCACAGAATCTTTTTCAGCCGCTTACCGGGAAAGTCACAGTCAAGTGATTGCAACCTATGTAACCCGTGGACAGCTTGATTTAGCTGTAGAAGAAGCGGCAAAATGAACGTTTTGCTACTGCAACTCGATAAAATTCAAGCTAAACTTGTATCCTGACGAATCAAATGCTTATCAACGTTCCTCCTGTTGTGTTTGACATTGACATGACATTGACCAGCGAATGGTACTACAATGACAATGTTACTCGGCTCAAAGTCAACAAACCGCTCGTACAACTTGCGAGAGCACTTGTTGATTCAGGGGTCCCAGTTGTGATTTCAACCGCTCGACCTGAACGCTTAAGAAGTGACTCACAAGTTTGGCTTCGAGGTATTGATCTCGGCTACAAAGCCTTATACATGAGGGAAGACGGCGACGATCGGCCAGACCACTACGTTAAAACCGAACAGGCACTTTCGATTATCGACGATTTCGGTCGCCCCATGTTGTGGTATGACGACAACGTAGACAACTGCAAAGTTGTTAAAAACTTAGGTATACCTTGCATACAAGTCACCCAATGAAAAAGAATCGAAAAGAAATAAGTTTAAACTGTCAGGTTAAAATTGACCCTAAAGAGTCTCAAAACCGCAGGGATTTGATGGCGACAATGGCAGAGATGAGCCTGCACTTGCCTAACGTTTCAATGAAGAAACAAGAGCTGGTAGCCCAGTTTATGGTGGAACAACTCCGTGGGGCGGCTAACCGAACCGAACCGTTCGGTTCAAACCCTAACCCTGAAGAGAGATTTAAGCTAAACTGAAATTACCGAAACAACCTCCAATGGCAACCAAGTCCGAAATCTCCATTCAACTCAGCAGCGAATCTTGGCAACTTTTGCACGACCTTTTGAAGGTGCGGCAATTTTCTCTCGAGCGTGATATTGCTCGGGCAGACGAGACCGACTCTATGGACTACGCACAAATTCTCCTAGACGAAGCTGTCGAATGCAAGAAGATTTCCAACCTGATCTCGTTTAAAATTACTCTCACTAGCCTGTCGGAAGTCCTTGCAAAATGAGGTAAAGTTCATGCTATCTACGAATACCAGGCTAAGGCTGGTGATTATCGCAAACAAGATCTCAAAAGGTTAGGAAGTTTCCTTAGAGGAAGCTGCCTTCATTCAAAAGTGGGCGAACCATAATCGCCACGCCTATGAGATTCTTCAGAAGGCCAGGCGGAGGGCAATCTCGGGGGAGCCTGAGCCGGGGTCGCTTGACGATCTTATCGACGGTATGAACCTCGGCTTTGCAGATCCTTCCTCTCACTTAATCGGTCCTCAATCTCCAGACGACCTGGCAAACTTCTTCAAAGCACCACCGTGGCTCAAAAATGACTGACAAACTTTCTGACGAAGCACCAGAACTATACGATAATTGCTTCAGTGTGAAGGAAAGTTCTTGGAAAACTTGGACCTCTTTCAATGAAGAAGGTTTCAAACTTGTAACCTCCTTGTCGAAACAAATCTGTATTGAAGCTACTCGCTTTTACCTTAAACGCAAACAGGAAATTTCCCTGGAAAGTGTTAAAACCTATGAAGGAACTGTCGGAGGGAAACTTTGACTACTGAGAGTAAACTCGAAACCTTGGACCCCTCAACACCCTGGTACGAGTTTCTTTCATACTGTGAAATTTGTAGGAGTTTAGGGGTGACTCCGTCTGTTGGTCGTTTCACCCGTTACCAAAACTACCTAAAGACAACTAAACTATGACAAACGAATTAACTAGCCCCATGCTAGACCGGGCTAAAGGTTGCTTAATTGGACTAGCAATTGGTGATGCCCTAGGTGCGCCAGTAGAGTTCAGTGATTGGGGTACTTTTGAACCTGTAACCAACTATCGCGACGGGGGGCCATTCAACCTTAAAGCAGGCCAATGGACTGATGATACGTCTCAGGCCCTGTGCTTGGCGGACTCTATTCTCTCGGATAGGGGGTTTAGCCAGGGGGACTTCCTGACCAGGATGGTCAATTGGAAGCAGTATGGGTACAACAGCAGCACCGGGAAGTGCTTTGACATTGGTATTGGAACTGCGGCTGCTTTGCAGCAATATGAAAGTACTGGTAAATTATCACTAAACGCAACTTCTGGTGGTAACGGTAACATCATGAGGCTGGCGCCGGTTGCCATAGCTTTCTTTAGAGATAACTATAAAACCCAAGAGATCGCCAGCCTGTCGAGTCTGACTACCCACGGGCATATCTCAGCATTAACTTGCGCGGATTTTCTTAGTGTGATGCTGAGGTCTTATATCGTAAGTAGTGATTGTGAGGGAGATATTATATATAACTGTCAGACTAACGATGAAGCTTACGAAATTGACCTCTGTAGTGTGACTCTGGAAAGAATAGCGAATACTTTGATTTCTGAGGAAAGTGATTGGCACAATGTAAGCGGATTCTCAACTGACACTTTGTGCGCAGCTCTCTATTGTTTCTTCAATACGGAGTCTTTTGAGGAATGTGTGTTGGCTGCAGTAAACCTAGGCGGAGACGCGGATAGCGTTGGCGCCGTTGCAGGTCAAATTGCAGGAGCTTACTATGGGCTCTCTAAAATACCACAAAAATTCATCGACGGGTTGCAAGATAGCGACCGGTTTCTGACTTTGGCAGAACAATTATTTAACTTGTATGGAAACAAAGATGAAAACTAAAATGACGAAGGGAAAGCTCATAACGTTCGAAGGTATCGACGGCTGCGGAAAGACTACCCAATTGAAGGCTGTTGCCGAATGGTTGCTTACGAGCGGATTACTTCCTGAAGGAGCCGAAGTTGTAACAACTAGAGAGCCAGGGTGTATTCCTGGTATTAGACAACTTCTTAAAGACCCGGACACTGTGATCACAGCAAGGTCGGAACTTCTGCTTCTGATGGCAGACCGGGCTCAGCATGTTGAAACCGTGATTAAGCCCGAACTTGAAAGAGGCAATTGGGTATTATGCGACCGATTCTATACCAGCACCATGGCATACCAAGGGTGGGGTAGAACCTTAGGGTGGCAAGCCGTTAAGCAAGCACATGAACTTGCGTGTGGTTTGTTTTATCCAGACTTTGAAATTTACTTTGATGTCCCTGCCGATGAAGCTGCGTTGAGGATTGAAAGGAGAAATAAAAAACAGAGGCTGGAATACGGGAGGAACACCGAAGTCAAAGATCGGTTCGAGTCCCAAGGGAGACCATTTATGGATAGGGTTATTGAAGGTTACGACAATGCAAGTAAGTTACCTTTTATTAAGGGGTATCCGCATGTTACAATCGATGGGTGTTGTGATATCGGCAGGGTATCTGATTATTGTAAGGATGCCATTGCCAACTTTGTTGCTGCCTTAGATGTGGTCAGTACCCCCATGGTTATTAGACCGACTTGGTACAGGGTCGTGTGGTAAATCAGTCCCTGCTTTTGTAGACCGTGATGAGCGGCCCCATGAAAACCTAAACACATACACCCCCTAAACTCAAAAGCAAAATGAAACCTTTTCTTCATGGGAGAAAACATGCCAAGAAGTACGGCGGATCACCAGACGATTACGCTGACATTGACGACTTTATCGACAGTAGTAAAATTGCGTTCCCCGACATTCGGCACCGTGCGTTGTTGCACTCTTCTTTCGGGTGTTTTATCGTCGAGCAAATGTTCGGGCGCACCCGGATCAACTCTGCGGGAGTAACTTACTCTCCGCGAGACATTGCTGAAGATCACATTATTCAGGATCTGGGGTTTATTCCCACGGTCGAGAAATACTTAAACAACATGGAAATTCAACCATGGATGTCAGGCACCAACAAATCGCCAAACAAACAAACCAAATTCATTCCGATCGGAGACTAAACCATGTCACAATCCCTTGACTCCCTTATTCAAGATTTTATCTCTTACCAAGAGCAATTCAGGAAATTAGCTACGGAAAAACTTAAAGAGTTCTTCGTAAAATTCTGGGAAGAGAACCCTGCTATTAAAGCTGTAACTTGGAACCAATACGCGCCTTATTTCAACGATGGGGACCCGTGCGAATTCAGTGTGAATGATCCTTACTTCACGAATGCCGAAGGAAAAGATCTTGAGGATATCACCTCGTGGGGTGAATACGACGGGGGAAAAGAGGACATTTGGTCTGAGTACTCGTTCTCAGGCCGATACGGTGCTGTTGCCCGCGAAGGAGTAGACCCCCTCTCAACAAAATCTCTTTCTTCTCTTTTAACCTCGGAGGTGATGAAACCGATTATGGAGGCATTCGGGTCAGACATCACTATAATTGCAACACGAGAAGGGTTCCAGGTAGATGATTTCTCAGGGGGTCATGACTGAGCTTGTAAAGAGACAGGATCTAATAAAAAAAGGGGGGGGGTTAACCGAACCAAAACGTTCGGTCTCCGCCCTTGCTTTCTCTCTGCTAAAACGCTATAGTAAGAGCATGGAACTCAAGTCTACCCTCTCCTCCTCGTTCTTCCACCGGTTCTGCCCCGACCCCACGGTGATGTACGACCTTGGCGACCTCTACGCTGAGTTAAACGCTCGCTTTTTCAACGGTGAACTGCCTGTCCTTCCGTCCGACTCTTACACGGACAAGAACGGCGAGACCCGCACCCGCTACGGAACCTTGAAGTGGGATGGTCGCATGGGACAGCGCACTCTGGGCACCTACAAGGCGTCGAGCCGCCGTGGGAACGGAACCATTCGCCTCTCTCGTCGTATTGCTTCCGACCCTGTGAAGACCCGCAGTGTTCTCCTGCACGAGATGCTTCACAAATACCTCGACATTAAGAGTATGGACGACGGTATTCTCGGCCACGGTGAGAACTTCGTGTCTGAAGCAAAGCGCATCAATGAAGCTTGCGAAAAGAGCGGCGTTGAGCATCGTATCCACTTCTATGACGAAGCGGTCACCCGGGACGAACCCTTTGTGATTTCTGATCTTACTGAGAAAGAGATTCACTGCGGCAAAGATCTAGATATAGCCAGAAACATGCAGGCGGTTGTGAGAGCCGCGTTTGACCAAAAGTTCAAATACTTCCAGTGAGACCTTCGGGTCTCTTTTTATTTCACTTAAGCACTTACAATGAAACCTACAAAAGACCAGTTAAGCGAATGGACAGAGCACTACTTTTCATCTGGAGCTGACCTTCCAACTATTCGAGAAACCATTATGCCCAACTTAGTTCAAGACGTGGTAAAGTGGGTCACCGAAGAGATTGCACAGGAGTTTGACAGGAAAGAACGAGGAGGAGCGAAAGGTTACGGACCGAGTGTACCAGCTAAGATAGTACGAGAGCTAGGGGCTCCTGCTGCGTCAACCCTAAGAGAAATGTCTCTTCGTGCTCTCGATAGCCTGGTCCACCCTGGCCAACGGTTCAGCGGTTCTTACAAACTACTTGAAACTGTTCTGTCGAACATTCCTGAATCACCAACCAACACCAGATGAAAGGGTGGGTAAATCTACCTTGGTTGGACACTGTTATACCAACCTACATACGAAATGACTACCGCAACAAAAAATACAAAAGGGACTGAAGAAACCGTTTCGGAGCTTCGCTCCCGGCCCACCCCACGCAGGATCGACCTTGATCAACTTTACAAGTGCGACCCGAAAGATTATATCGGTTACTTCGCTGACGAGACATCTTACGACAACCTCATTCAAGAAGACTGCGACGTTTACGTTGCCGGAGTCAAAGTTGTCGCCTTCCGCAAGTCTCTTTTCCCGAAGTTGAAGGAAGGTTCCAAGGGCGATCCGGAGACTTGGGAATACTTTCGCTGGGCATCTCGCGATCTTTACTCTGACCAGCGCGGTCTGGTAGCTGGTCGAGAACTTACCACGGATCTTGAAATCAGAGTCACGAACGGAATCGTGAACTTTCTTAAGAAGGCTATTGCTGGGCAAGTTATCGAAGTTGAAGAGGCTCTTAAAATTGTTAGCCTCTCCCCCGACCATGGTAAGCTCACAGTAAGGATTACAGAAGTTAAGAAAGACTACCCGGAAATTGCTAAGGCTCTTGAGCCCATCGAGGCAGAACTTCGCAAGAAATCCACGAGCGAAGAAAGAAAAGTAGAGCTGAAGAAGGCGAAGGGAGAAGAACTTGCAAAGTGGTTCCCAACCTGGCTGTCGCAAACCTGGGCTGGTGCGAAGGATAAAGCGGCTGAAGCCAAGAGAGCTGATGGCAGGTACATTAGCAAGCAGATACGCTCAAACAAGTGCTATTCTAACGTTCTTGGAGCTTTCGACAGGGGGGCAAGAAACCCTTACGGTCGCTTGACCGCTACCACCCTTAAAAACTACGATGGTTTCGTGGGCCATACAGACATTTATAAGACTGCGTGTGCAGCACTGAAGGAAACCCTGAACACCGAGGAAAACCCTCGCTGGGATCGCCTTCACAACCGATTCGGCAACGTGAAAGACCCGCACTACAACCTTTTCGGTACGGTGTTTACCGCCCTGACACTAAACTGGAACTTCCGCTGTGCAATGCACTATGACGGGAACAATTGCGAAGGGGGTATTGCCGTTCTTACCGCAATGACTCAGGGCGAATACGACGGTCATTACCTGGTATTCCCAGAAATCCGCTGCGCCTTTGACCTTCGTGACGGGGACTTCATTGCCGGTGACAACCAAGGTTTGATCCATGGTAACACAGCGATGATTCCGAAAACCCCTGACGCTGAACGGGTCTCTTTCGTTTTCTATTCTCGTGAGCGTATGACCCTGCTTGATGATATGAAGTGCGAAGATTGCCGCCGCGATTTCATGAAGTACGCCGCTGAAAACTATACTCAGTACAGCAAGGGACACAAAACCTGGAACGGCGTGTGGCAAGGAATGTGGAAGTCTTCAGAATGGATGAAATTCAAAGAACTTAATGGAGCGGAGCGTTGCTCAAACACCAATTACTGGGGAACTGAAAATTAACCTTTAAGATACCGGGAGGGGCGGAGTAAACGATGGTATACTCCGCTTTTATACAGCTACACTAGAACTAAAGTTTAATACGAGGAACATGTCAAACTTTGACGGAGTATTTGAAACAGTAGAATCCCTATGGGCCGACTTGTCTAGAAATTTGGACGACATACGATATGAGACTGAGGGTCTTGAAAGGGATTATAAAGAACTGCTCACCTTGTTAGGAGTTTCTGATCACGAATCTGCGGTAGTAGCGATTCATAAGTTGAAATCTGAACCCTGTACTACCTTGGCTACTGGAAAATTAAGGGAATTTTTTGCAGAGTCTATCTCAAAAGCCATGGAAGCCAAGTTTTCTAAAGCCAAAACGTTCCGTGACATTGCAGGCTTAGCTTAAACTTTTAAAGTCCTCTACCACACAACAACTATGACAACCGAACAACAAACTCCCCAAACGACAATCTCAATTAATTTGCCGACAGACTTTGCTGAGGCTTTGAACTCGCTGGCAGAACGAGAAGGGCTGACTGCAGATGCTTTGGTAATGCGATCGCTTGGCCTTTACTCCGTAGCTTCACAAGCTGAAAGTGGCGGTTATGCTCTGTCGTTCACCCGAATTGAGGGAACCAATGACCTAACCGCCAAGGAAGCAATTCGCATCGAAGATGAGCCCGTATCTAACTTGATCCTTCCTGGAAATAGGCAATGATCCGAGAGGCAATATCAAAAGAGTTACAGTCAAGGGTCGAACCCTTACAGATTAATAGGGATGCTCTTGAAAACTGCCCTCGCAGTGAATACATTGGACAATTCCCCAAGACAACAGATTATGACACTGTCATAGATAAAGACTGTGATGTTTACGTCTCAGGTGTAAAAGTCTTGTCCTTCAGGAAAGCTCTTTTCCACTTCTTTCCGAGGGTTCTTCCAAACAGAAGGAGACTTGGGACTTTTTCCGAGCAGCTTCAAAAGAAGTTTATGGCACCCAAAGAGGCGTCGTTGCGGGCACAGAGTTTACAACTCGCCCCGAATCACGCTTAACTAAAGGCCAGGTTGCCTTTTCGCTAGTGCTTCAGCGGGCTTGATTACAACGCTTACTCAAGCGCGAGAAGCCCTGGAAAGTTCGAGCGAACTGACAAGCAAGACTCTGAAGATCAAGTATATAAAGAAAGACTACCCCGAAATCGCGAAAAGAATGAAGCCTCTAGAGGCGGAAATTCGCACATTGAACTCCGAAGACCCGAAACTAGAAAGTCTGAGGAATCAGAGAAGGGAACTACTTTGGTGTTGGTTTGAACCTTGGCTACTGGAAGTTTGGCTGCCCTCAGAAAACAAAGCAGAAGAAGTCAAAGAAGTTTTAAACACTTACATTAGCTCTCAGTTAAATTTCAACCACTGCTACAGTAACGTCCTGGGGGCGATTGACCGTGGGGCAAGATTTCCCTATGGTCGTTTGAGCGGAACCACTCAGAGATACTATGAGCAGTTCTCAAAATACAGAGACATTTATTACGCGGCCTGCGAAGGTTTCAGGTACAATTTTCCGGAGACTTGGAGCAAAGTTAAGGAAGTGATTTCGAGGGCTAAAGACCCTAACTACAACTTGTTCGGCACTGCTTTTACGAGTGTAACCGTAAATTTTAATTTCAAGACTGCCTACCACGTTGACAAGAACAATTTGAAAGGGGGGCTGGCTGTCTTGACTGTGTTCACGAAGGGTGTTTATGAAGGCCACTACTTAGTGTTCCCCGAGGTTAAGCTAGCTTTCAATCTGAGAGACGGAGACTTTATCGTAGGGGACACCCAAACTTTGCTCCATGGTAACAGCCCCATGACAAAACTTACTGAAGATGCTGAGCGGGTTTCTCTGGTTTTCTACTCACGAGAGAACATGACCCGATTGGATGATCTTGAGTGCGAAGAATGCCGAAAACAGTTCATGAAGTTTTCACTTCAGACTTTGAAAGAACGAGGCAAAGATCACAAAGATTGGAGGGGCGTGTGGCGAGGTATGTGGACTTCTCAAGAATGGTTAGACTTTCGAAAAGAAAGGAACTTGGAACACTGTTCAAACTCCAATTGGCAGCTTTCCTCGCCATACGAGAATGAAGTCACGAAAGAGGTGAAGGTGTTTAAGGATGATCCAGGTGTGGGATGGAAACTCGTACAAGTGGTTACACAAGGACGGTAAACCGCCCGGAAGCGTTCGGCTTCCCGACTTGTCTCTGCGAGGCAGAAACGGTATGATTAGTGTATGACCAAATCGACTGGCAAAGCAATGACCTCTAACGATCGCTATCTGAGCATTGCTCAAGAACTTTATCTGAATTTAATAAAAGCTTACTGTTCTTCTTATAATCTCCTGGATGTTGATCCCAATCAAGTAAAAAACGGAATTCAATAAAATTGCAGTTCTTGCAGATGATGCCGCCGAAGTCCTCATGGATCGACTTGATGTGGATCCGGAGTAATCTAAAAAAATTCTCCCCACCGACCCTAACCATGCCAACCCACACCCCACCCCCAATGATTGCGACCACTACCACCGACCAATTCTCCGGCCACCAGCCCGGACAATGGTACAGCCTTATCCGTGAACAATTTGTGACCTTCGCGGGGCTGGGGCCGATGTACGCCGGATTTCTGAAAGAGTTGAAATCCGGCGTGCATCATGATAGCAAGGGCGATCGGCCCGACCTAGAACGCCAAGCTACCTGGGCGGCCATCGCGGCTGGGGAGGCAATGCGCAAATTTATGCCAAGCGACGAACAGCCCACTTGCGAATCAGATTTACATATGTCAGTCTCCGGGGCAATGACCTGGGACTACACAACCTGGTCGGGAACCAGGTTGAAAGCTGCTGAATATCGTCAACTTTACCGCCAAGGTGACGGACCTTTAGAATCCTTCGATTCACATTTCCTTGTCCAGATCCCCGCTGATCGGGATCTTCCAGGCGGCCACCACTACGGCCAGCTGCGTTCTGGCGGCGCTTACAACAACTGATTCCCTCGACCCGCCTGACCCGCCCCTAGCTTGATCTGTGTTCATCTACTTCACCCGCATTCAAACCATGAAAACCCGAGCACAGCACCTGGAATGGTGCAAGAAGCGAGCATTGGCCTACTGCGATCAAGGCTACTTGCAACAAGCGCTGAGTTCCATGTTTAGCGATCTCAGAAAGCACCCCGAGACCGCAGACCACCCAGCTATTGGGCTTGGCGTGGGGTTGATGTCGTTTGGAGACCTGACTAAGAGCTGGAAGGTGCGCGAGTTTATTGAAGGCTTTAATTAATTCGTTTCACTGTTAACCATTCATTTTCCTGCCTCTAGAGAAATGACCTACGACAAGCGAATTGTTACCCACCAATGGGGCAATAATCCGACTCACGACGAATATACCAACTCAAATGGCGTTGTCATGGCTGCTAACCATGATTGCCATAGCATCACTTTTATAGATCAACTAGCGGCAGAAGCTAAACGCGATTTTCCAGACCTCAATGATGGGGAAATTGAAGTATTTGTGGTAACTAAGTCGAGTTACAATAGGGTTTTTTGGGGTGTTAAATTTCCTTTACCTGCTGGAGCCGTTAAGGATGGTTACCGGGCGGTTCAAGGCTTGGATTTTGTTTATTCCTAACTTCTTGACTTCCCCCACATCACTGATCCCGCCGGGGCCTACCCCCCGCAACATCTCAATTCTCTCCCTCTCTTTAGTCCCATGAAAAAAAGTAAACCGCGTACTTAGAGAACGCCTCCTGCGAAGCTATCCAACTAATCCGTATGCCACGCTGCCAGATAGCGTGATTCCACTAACCGAAGAAGAGTTTAATAAACAATTCTTAGAGGATTTAGATTTAGGTGATTATGAATACGACTACTTCAATTCTTAACTTCGGCCTTTCTTTCCCTGCAGCCAACCACCAATGACCAACACCCTTGCCGTCACAACTGTCTATACCGACCCTGCCATTGGCTTGACCGTCCAAGCCTGGCCCAGAAACGCTTTTTCTTGGTATCTCCTTTTCCGGGTAGAGTATCAGTTTTTTCCGAATTTACTGTCGCTTAATGAAACAGCGGTTTTCTATATGTTCCGCAGGTTGACTGAATGGCATGAGCAGCCTGCCGGTGGATGGGCACATTGGGCATGGCATCCCATCGGCCATTACATGGTCCCCCCGGCGGCCCTGGCCGCCGTAGAAGCCTGGCTAGCTAAACAAGAAGCAACCGCCTGACCCCCCCGTCGCCCCGCAGGAGCTTATTCTGGCAACCTTACCCCACAGTCCCTTTATCATATGGCAATCGAATACGGCTACATCCGCTGGCGCAGCACTTTGACTGGCAAAGAGGGAGGGGGTCAATGTGCCTGTAGCCAATCCTTCCGGGCAGGTAACCCTGCTGAACGCAAAGTATCGCGACCTAAAGTACTGGTTTGTATCTACAAGCGTCCACTTGCCGGCCATGGATCAGGGTGACAATGTCTTACTCTCACAGCGAACTACTCCCGCCGCAACTGAAACTTTTCAAATAAATGGAAATCTACTTTAGCACAGACGTTGAAACTGACGGGCCGATTCCCGGCCCCAACAGCATGCTCTCCCTAGGGTCAGCTGCGTTCTCCTCTTCAGGAAAGCTGCTGGCTACCTTCTCGGTGAACCTGGAGACCCTCCCCGGAGCCGAGCCAGACCCCTCTACCCAAGCGTGGTGGGAGGCCCACCCAGAGGCTTACAAAGCCTCCAGAGAAGGGACCCTGGCCCCGGACCAAGCCATGCTGCTCTTCTCCAAGTGGGTAAATGATACTCTTATACGTTGCAGTGGACAAGGCCCTATTCGAAAAGCTTCGCCGGTATTTGTGGGGTTCCCTGCAGGTTTTGACTTCCTCTTCGTGTATTGGTACCTTATTAAATTCACAGGGCAATCCCCGTTCAGCTTCTCCGCACTTGACGGTAAGACCTTTGCTATGGCGCTATTGAAGAGACCGTACAGGCAATCTACAAAACGCAACTACCCTAAAGCATGATTCCCGCCTAATTCTAAGCATACCCATATAGCCCTTGATGATGCCATTGAACAGGGCCGCATTTTTTATAACATGTTGAGGGCCAACGGTTGACGTGCGTCATATGGTTACTGGCAATTGGCAACTGGCAAATAGCAATTAGTATATCACAACTGGCAGAATGACACACTTCAAAGCAAAACAAACTCGCGCCCTAACGGAACTTGGCAAAAGATTAGTAGATGTATACAATGGGGTCCCAGGCTCATCTGGGCCATATGCCAACCCCGAGTCTATACAGGCAGTTATTAACTTGATTATGGCGCATATCGATGGCAAAGAGCAGTATGATTTTGCAATCTTTAGTGACGATTGACCCCATAAGTCATTACTTTTAACTTCCTTACAGCTAAGTATACTCTCCCACCCATGGACCACGCAGAAGAAATGCAGGCGTATTCCCAGACAGTAATGGATTCGTATTTGTCGTTATTGGAAGGCAATACCGAAGCCAGTAATAGCCTCTTTAGTGAAGTGAAGCCGATTCGGTTGTCTTTAGTTTCCGAAGATAAGGAGTTGGCATACCTTGAAGCATAACGTTCGCATTATCCACCCTGTAGCCTCAACCCCCCCTAAACGAACATGGTAACCACATCAAACCCCTATAGAGAACTTGGAAGTATTGAGTATTGGTCTTTGGCGGGCTTGGGAGAGATGGGCTCAATTCTTTCACATATTGGGATCCTGGTTGAAAAAGCTCACCACATGCGTGACAGTTCCGTAGAATTTACTCTCTACGCTGTTGTGAGCGAAAGAGACCCGTCCATAAGAAAACCTTCTATGACTACTGCTTTGAAACTCCTTAAAGAGTTTGGTTTCGAAGTCTCAGAAAAAACTGTAAAAAAAGGTGATACCATGTGTACACTAAGAGTTTCTTGGCCTCACAATTTCATTTCCGATGTGACCCCGCCACCATTGACAACCGGGACCAACCCTGCTAGAATAACCTTATAACCAGCCCCAAACCGCAATGAAAAACCCAACATTCCTACTCCAAGCCGGTGGGCCACTACCGACAGAAAAAATAGCCTGTAGCTTCTCATGTTACCCTATCAGGTATTGCTCATTAGGGGAGCTAACAAAGTTAGACCCCCTGGAAGCAAAAACCAGATACATCCCGGTCGGCTCTGTTGAGTTTGCTAAGGCATATGGTGACCACGTCGGTATCCGGCTACCCGATGATTTCTCCTATGGGATTTGCGATGGTGATCTGGACAAATTCCTAATGAGGGCTATTCGAAGGGGCACCTATGGTGAGGCGACTCTGATCGATTTCATCAAACCTATTGAGATAAAGTCATTTACTGGAAATATGAAGGGGCACCTTAATGTGGGGATATCGGATTCCATACCAAAAGACACTCCAGTTTGGATTTCCGAGGCCGTACCTTTCGGGGCTGAGTTTCGCTTCTATGTTCAGGACTTCGTAGGCGGTGGCAAAATTCAAGGGTGGTCTCGATATGATGACACCTACCTGCAATGCCCCGAACCTGATTTTGAGTTGGTCGAAGCCATAATGAAAGAATTGGAAGGCAATGGTGCCCCAGGAGCCTATACGGTGGACATCGGATGGAGGTATGATTTAGACAGGTATTGCCTAGTCGAACTTAACGATGCCTGGGCATTAGGTCTGTACGAAAACGCAGACCCCCAATCTAATCCCCCTACCCGACAGCAATACTCCGACATGTTAGTTTCTCGCTGGACTCAAATTATCTTTTGTAACTTAGTGTAATGTGTGCTTTATTCGGATGTGACCTGGAAGAAGTCACGCAAGACAACATTCAAACAATACAACGCATTGCCATTGAATCCCAAGTCAGAGGCAAACATGCTACTGGCATCTCCTACATTGGAAAAAACGGTCTTGAGACAATCACTGAGCCTGTTTGTGCACAGGAATTTCTGAACATCTATGACATAAATGTTTGTGTCTCAGACGACTGTCTGACTTTGATCGGCCATTGCCGCTATTCTACCTCAGACATCCGGTACAATCAACCGCTAACGAACGGTTCTCTTGCCATCGCCCACAACGGTGTCATTGAGCAGTCGCCCCCCGAAACTTGGACAAAGTTTGGGTACGAACTTGAAACTACCAACGATTCAGAGCTTGTACTTCGCGCTATCGAAAATAAAGAACAACCCTTGAAAAAGTTTCCTGAAGCTTCTATGGCTGTGTTGGAGCTTAGGGAGAGCGGGTCTATGCGCTATTATCGCAATGGAAAAAGACCTTTGTGGAAAAGTGAAGTTGAAAACGGTTTCTTCCTTACCTCAACGAAAGACATAGCCTTGAGGGCGGGATTGAAGAATCCGGTCCGCTGCCTTCCGGGTTTCCTTTACCAGGGCAAGGCTGCAACTAAAATAATTGAAGTTGAAGAGCTGATCGCATGACTTACGACCCTGGAAAGTTTACATACGGGTACGAAATTGAGTGGGGGGACATACCGAGAGATTTCAACATACCTGAGCATTTGGGAACTTGGGAACATGCGGAAACCGACATCCTTAATTTGCACGGGGACTACGCTCTTAGAGCTGTAGATCCTTTGGGAACTGACCCACCCATGGGCGGTGAAATAAATACTAAGCCGACGCATACCTGGAAAGAGCAAGTTGAGAGAATTTTAGAAATTCGCGACATGTTTATCAACGTCGGACACACTCCGACTGCATCTTTGGTGAACCACGGTCACTTACATGTCTTCGTACCAGGGCTGAAGGAAGACTTGTCAAGCTTACAAAAACTGGTCTCTTACGTTCGAGATAACCAACAACTAACCGTAGAAAAGTGTTACGGCTACTATGATGACCCGGACATGAAGGGGGCAGTCAGAGGGGCCAAGTCTTACTTGAAGCTCGATGGGGGCAGGTTAATGCCCCAGTACATGATTGATAACATCTTGAACTTGTCCACGGACTTCAACCACTTGATTAAGTTGCACGCTGCAGGGAAAGACGGCGTGTCAATGGGTCGACCGTTCCGGTATGCGATAAATATCTACTGCATGAAACACACAGGTACTGTTGAGTTCCGTTGTTTCAGATCCAGCGTAAATCGCCGGGAGATCGAAGACCAGTTCCGCTTCGTAGAGGCATTCATCGATGCCGCCCTTAATGACGGCCCACCTGTTGAGACTATTCTCAAAGAGAACAACTATCAGTTCCCCCCTTACGTCTGGAACAAGGAGCACTGGAACGCTTGGGCGCTCAGCAAATGGGACAAGTCTAGGGGCAAAAAAGTCAGAAATTACTACGAGGTCCAATGATTGAGGCTACTTTCGGTGCTGAATATGAACTCGGAGACGTTAACCGCTTGCTAGAACTACCTGCTGGGGCAAATTGGAACTTTAAAGATCACAGCATTGCCAATTCTACAGGTATTGCAAATGATGAAAAAGCCAAGTTGTATACCATTGGCGGTGAGATAAACTCCGACCCTACAGGTACAATCGAAGGTCAGTTGAGAATCTGGGAATCTATAAGGGATTCCCAAAGTCAGATTCACATTAATCACAGGACCAATTTACACTTGCACATTCATGTGCCGGGGTTGAGAGAAGACCTTGATCGGTTGAAGCGTCTAATGCAATACGTTCAAGAACAACAAGACAGGGTCTATCAATTGATTGAACCCCTAGATCCACCCGAGAAAGAAAATTACAAAACAGCAGCATCTTTTAAGGGTGCTATGGATCGCTACAAGCGTCGTTTAGTCAGCCACCAAAACAGACTCAGGCCTGCGCAGGTTAAGTCTTGTATGGAAGCAGTGACAGCTGAAGAGTTTATCAAAGGCCACGCTCCTAAAGACAAAAAGGGTGAACCCTTGTGGGCCTTGGCAATTAGAGGTGGAATCAATCTGTCACAACTTCGCGAAACCAATACAATCGAATTTCGACACTTCACTCCTACTGTAGACACCGAAGAGCTAGAGTGTTGCTTCTCATGGATCCATGAATTTATAAACGCAGCATTGGTTACAGGCGAATCTGTCGATAGCATCTACTTAAGAAAGCCCTGGAAGTTCCCACCGTTCGCTGCCTACGACCACGACATTGATGTGGTCTTTCGTTGGACAGACTTGGAGAAGAACAAACGTTCCGAAGTTAAACAACGACTTGACCGCTTGGCCGAACACTTTGATATTTATTCCCAACCAGCGGGGGATATATCAGAATTTGTCAGCTTAGAAAGTGGTGGAAAACTAGCTCTTTGATTTGCTGGGCTACCGCGCGATGCACTTCTTCACCCTTGTGCCTGAACGGGTCTTCAACGTTCCAGTTTCGAACCTTCAAGGGGTCAACAGCGAAGTTCTTGTTTATGCGGTCTACGTGCAAATGAGACATGCAAATGACTTGGTCAGCCCAGTCCAATAATTCTTGGGAGTAAGGTTGTGCGATGTGTTGCTCACCACTGTAACCCATCTCTGCCAAAACCCGTCTCATTTTAGGAGCCATTCTTGAGTGGTCCACGGCTTGTTTTGAAGTCCCACACGAATCTACTTTGTACAAACCCGTATTATGACAACTAAGGATAACATGAGCAGCAGCACTTCGATTTATATT